TAGGGTTCAAAGGAAAGGCTTTAAGAACCGCTTGGGCGGTTGCTAAGGCTGAATCTAATGGTCGCCCGTTTGCATTTAACGGAAACACCAAGACTGGAGACTCCTCATATGGAATCTTTCAGATTAACATGCTTGGCACACTTGGTCCAGACAGACGAGATAAGTTTGATCTAGATTTAAATGCTGAGTTATTTAGCCCAGTTACAAACGCTGAAATTGTCTATTATATGACAAAAGGCGGGGAAGACTGGAGTTCATGGTCATCTTATAATAAAGGTGCTATAAACAAATGGCTAGATAAATTTCCTAATCAATAATTAGGGAAATAAAAATACCCCCAGATTTTTGTCTGGGGGTTATTTTTTTGTTTAAAATTATGATGCTGGGTATCTTATAATTACTATACCTGAGCCACCTGAACCACCACTACTATTAGTATTTCCTCCAGTAGTAGAACCTGCTCCACCACCAGAACCAGTGTTTACAGTTGCGTCAGAACCATTTACTGTTCCACTGCTAGAGCCTGCACCACCACCACCAGAACCTCCAGAACCTGGTTGTGAGTACACTGTATCATTTTGGAATCTAGCGCCACCACCACCGCCACCACCTGCACGAGTAACAGAAGTTCCAGTAATTGAAGAGGCAACACCAGCGCCACCAGCACCACCGTTTATACCACCAGATACTCCAGAAGATACGGTTGCGCTAACACCAACGGCTCCTGCGCCACCACCGCCGCCACCGCCACCATTGCCACTATAAGCATTACCTCCATCATAACCTTGATTAGCAGTTCCAGATACACCGCTTCCTCCAGAAGACGCTCCTCCTCCAGAACCTCCAGTTTGATTTACACTGTTGTTACCCTGTCCACGACCGCCACCAATTGAAGTAATAGTTGAAAACACACTATTACTTCCACTAGTATTGTTTCCACCACCAGCGCCAACAGTTACTGTATACGCTTGAGCAGATAGAGAAAGTTTGGATTCTGCAGATGCACCTCCTCCTGAAGTTCCAGCGGAAGTTCTATAACCTCCAGCACCGCCACCACCAGCACCGTTATTTACACCACTACCGCCGCCACCTCCACCAGCAACTACAAGAAAGTCAACATTACTAAGTGCCTGGGTAGGAGTAAAAGTTCCTGAAGATGTAAAGGTATGTATAAAATATGTTCCATCATAAGTAACATTTCCACCTGTTGCTTTTGCTGCAGTAGCAGCAGATGTAACTCCATACAAGGTTGCAGTTGAGTATTGGGCAACATCGCCTGTATCTGTTGTAATTGTTATTTGATTGATAGCAGATGTGTTAGACCATAAACCAGCAACAAGACGACTAAAAGCGCCTGTTGCGTTATTCTCTGATACAGAATCAGAACTAACGCTTTTGAAATTAGAACTTGTGTAATTGGGAATATAGATACTTGCATTGCCAAAAGTATTTGCGGTATCTGATGGCTGGCAAGCAATAAATTGCAGAACGCTAGTCGTTCCACTCACAGCGCTAGAGCCATTTCCTTGAAGGTATCTTTCGCTTCTGTTAGAGGTTGTATTGTTAAACTTAATAAACGCAACCGCTGAAGCGCTTGTTTCTTCTCTAATAGATACTAAAAGATAAAGGTCAGTATAAGTCTGCGGAATGTTAATAAATTCAATACTAGCCGCCCCACCCGCTCCTACTGTGACGGTTTGGATTGCTTTCATATTTGGATTAAGTGCCATTAGACTGCATACCTCACAATTACTACACCTGAACCACCATTGCCACCAAGACCAACAGTAACAGTAGAAGATCCTCCACCGCCACCGCCTCCTCCGCCAGTATTAGCAGTTCCTACACCAGCAGTTGAGTTATAATTATTTGCACCAGCACCACCGCCACCAAGTCCACCAGAAGCACCTGTGCCTCCTCCACCACCAGAAGCATATGTTCCGCCACCTCCACCAGCAACATAATAGTTTCCGCTAGATAATTGACCTATCTTTGTGGCATTTGTAATAGCATTATATGTTCCAATACCGCCAGCACCAGCATTGCTACTATTGCCGTCATTTCCAGCACCGCCAGCACCTCCACCACCACCGCAACCAGTTCCATTTCCACCACTTGTGCATCTTCCACCAGCATAGCCTTCTACAGGTGAGTATCCGCCTTCATTTCCAGGAGTAACAGCAGCAGTTCTATCTCTACCATGACCACCTGCAGAACCACCAGTGCCTCCAGAATTTAAATAACCTCCACCATATCCGCCACCAGTTGCAGATATTGTTGAAAATACTGAATTAGAGCCCTTATATCCATTTCCAGGATTACCTGTATTTCCACCAGATCCTCCTGCACCAACAGTTACAGTGTAACTAGTTTTAAGTAAAGAAAGAGCAGTTCCACCTATTGAAGTTCTAAAACCACCAGCACCGCCACCACCACCGCCAGGCTCATTAGAGTCCCATCGTCTACCGCCACCACCACCGCCAGCAACTACAACATAGTCTGCATTTAAACTGGTTGATGGAGTAAATGTACCACTTGAACTATATATATGATACCAATAAGTACCGTCGCTATAAACCTGATTTCCACCAGTTGCTTTAGGTGTAACAGCATCATTAGCAGAAACACCGTAGAGGTTGAAGGTTGAGCCTGAAGCGAAGTTCACGCCTAAAGCCGAAATTTTTATAGTATTGATAGCCTCTGGAGTTTTTCTCCATAATGCTACTGCCGCTGTTAGTTGTCCTGTTCCTTTAGACCAACGAGTGAGAACAGTTTTATTCGTAGTTGTATTGGCATAATTCTGAATATTTGAAATTACGGTTACCCAGTCATTTGTACCAGCACCGTAGTTAGATGTAAAAAATGCTGAAGTTTGATTGCTATATCTATCTGATGAAGCGCTAGTCCCATCACCTGCTAATACAGTTGATGAATAATTGCTTGCTGTATCCGAATTGAATTGGTAATTCAAACCAACATTTCCTGTGTCGCCTTTTATGTTTGCAACTACAACCAAATCAGTATAGGTCTGTGGGATGCCACTGAAGGTGACATCTGATTGTGCGCTAGAAAGTGTTACTGAAGCAATCGGTGTATAGGTACTCATTAAGATGCCGCCTTAATTCCATACAAAGCAACAGTTGAATGCTGTGATAGATTGCCGCCACCTTCATTGAAAATACTAATTGTATTTATTGCTGAGGTAGATGCCCATAATCCAGAGTTTAAACTTACTTCACCACTACCATTGGCATCAAAACCTGATAAAATTCTAACTGTTTTATTTTTATTTGTATTAGCATAGTCAAGTATGTCTACAATTCCTACTGTGGGATAAGTTGTGCTAGCAGAAACTCTATAACCCATAACATTGAAATAACTTTGAGATGAAAAACCCTGGCCTGTAGCGTTAGTTCCATTTCCATTTAATGAATGTTTTGCATAATTACTACCTGTATCTATTGAGCCATTACCAACTCGCATAACAGTTGAATTTGCAGTTGCAGGTATGGTAAAAACTCTTAGTTGCAAATGAGCATAGCCAGTTGTCGGAATATTATTAAAACTTATTGATGATGCACCAGAAGATCCAACAATAATATTCTGTAATGGAAACATTACTCCAGTATCAGAAACTTTTAATATAGAAGATGCTGTTATTCCAAGTATTGGCATTAGGAAATATCTCCTACTACATACCAGAGATCCGTGGCAGCCTTAATCAGGGTTGCTGATGAGTACTGAGCACGTAACGCTGGAGCAGTAGGAGTGGCACCAGTAGAAGATACTGTAGTTGTGCCTGATGATGCTGCTTGAATTGTTACCTGCCCTGCACCAATCTGAATAATATTAATTTGTGTTCCCACAGGATAGGTAACAGAAGCATTTGTTGGAATTGAATATGTTTGTGCAGCAGCATTTGATGCTGTTACAAGTTTATCTTTATCTGCTAATACAAATGTATATGTTGTGCCTGTTTGTGCATTAAGAGTTAGGGTAGAAGATGCAAATTCTTTTGTATTTGTACCGTCGCCAACTAGGATTTTATCATTTGTAGAATCCCAAGCGATTTGTCCTTCTGTTGTAGAAGATGTTGTTGAAAGAGTAATTGTTGGTGTTGTTAGTGTTTTACCAGTCATTGTAAGACTGTTATTTGTAGTTGCTACTACTGTTGTATCTACCGCCAAAGAAACGGTACCAGATGTTCCGCCACCTGTCAAACCTGTTGAGGCTGTGACGCCAGTTATATCAGCATCTACTGCTACCCATGCAGAACCACTATAATATTGAATTTGATTTAGTGGTGATCCACCTGTGGTTTGACGAAGGAAGCAAAGAGTTCCTTGTACTGGAGATGTAATTGCTGCATCACGAAGTGTTTCATTTAGAAAATTATTAAAACCATCAAGAAAAACTACAGAATCATCAAATGTTACATCATTTAAATATGTTTGTGTGTTTGTCCACTCGTATGCAGAAGCAGTATCAATTTTGCCTCCAAATGCATACCAAGTGTCTCCAACAGAGTCATACATGTATGCTGGCTTACCGTCGTTATTAAATGATGCTGGCATTGTATCTCCTCTGTGTTATTATATCAGACTAAATTAATTAACTAGTACCGCTGCTTCTTCAGCAGACAATGGTTCACCAGCAATTAATTTTGCCTTAGCAGATTCTTTAAGTGCCGCTTTTGCTGCAGCCTCTGCTTCACGATTTGCTTGTTCTTCCGCTGCTGCTGCTGCCATTTGATCACGTTCAGCAATTTCGGCGGGAGTCAAAGCAATATATTCTTGTTTACCTGTAGCGCAATCAACAACTAATTTATACTCAGTCATTTATTACAATCTCATCCCATGATTGATTATCTTCATTCCATGAATATAGTTTTCCATCAGTTGGCATTGCAACTGGTGCTTCCCATAGACATGAATCTTCATTTAACAACCATGAATTAAATGGCTTTGGTGGTATGAATGCATCACGTACTGAATCATATGTATATCCAATACCTGCATAATTTTTTCTTAGCGGTGTACCGCCATTTGTATGAACTCCACCAACTGTATTATAAGAAGTTTGAATCCATGTACCGCCAAGTCCTAGATCGTTAGCAAGAAAATCTTGTCCACGAACTGCGTCTTGATCTGATACTACTAGTACTTGTGTGACGATATTATTTTCGTCAATTTGTGCAAAATGTGCCATAATTCCTCCTATGCTTATTATACCTTATAAATTTTTCTATACTGCGTATCTAATAATAACTACGCCAGAACCGCCTGCGGAAGCACTAGTACGACCACCGCCGCCACCACCACCAGTATTTGCTGTTCCAGAAGATGAATCATTTGAACTTTGTCCTTGTCCTTGTCCGCCTCCGCCAGTTCCACCGCTTCCACCGCCGACTGCTCCATATCCTGAACCAATTCCTCCACCGCCACCGCCAGCATAATAGTTTCCATTTAGCCATTCTTTGCCAGATCCGCCATTTCCAGCATAAACAGATCCTGCACCACTACCATTGGCTCCAGCGCCGCCTCCGCCTCCACCAGCCCTCCATACTCCACCATCTGTGCTACCTCCAGCACCATTATTTCCAAAACCTCCAGATGCAGATCCTGGCTGTGTTGCAGTTCCGCCAGTATTATTGCTATTATCTCCAGATCCTCCACCGCCAGATCCACCGTTAGCGCCTATTCCATTTGTACCGTCAAATGCACTTCCGCCTCCGCCACCACCAAGTCCAGTTATAGAATTAAAAGATGAATTATTTCCTGATCCACGAGAAGGTGAGCCTCCTCCACCAATGGTAACAGTATATGGAGTAGAACCTGTTAAACTTATTCCTGTTTGAGAAACATAACCACCAGCACCGCCACCACCGCCATAAGTGCTACCTCCTGCTCCACCACCGCCAACAACTAAATAATCAGTAGTTAGTGATACTGTAGGTGTAAATGTTCCAGATGCTATAAAAGTATGATAAAAATAACCACTTGAATATGTTATGACTCCGCCTGTTGCTTTTGGCTCTTTACTCCAAGGCATAAAACTTGATGAAGATAAAAATGTATGATATGTATAACCACCAGATGAATTTACTGTTCCACCTTGCGCTTTTTGTGAACCTAAATAACGAGTAATTATAATTCCTGACCCACCAGTACCACCAGAAGAGTTTCCTCCACCACCGCCGCCACCACCTGTGTTTGCAGTTCCGCTAGTTCCACCAGTAGATACTCCTCCACCAGCGCCACCTCCACCTAGTCCTCCTGATCCAGCAGTTCTACCACTCATATTTGGATCAAATCCACCACCACCGCCACCTGCATAATATCGAGTTCCACCAGAGTTTTGACCAGTTCCAGTTGCTGCGCCCCATGAAGAATATACAGAAGATCCTTGTCCTCCGCCACCTGCATTACTAAAATCCGCATTAGTGCCTGGATCTTGAGCACCACCACCGCCACCGCCAATAGACGCAGAACCTGCAACAAGCCATCCTGCACCACCATTATTACCTTGTCCTGATGGAGAGGCTAATCCTGCTGCTGTATTTCCTTGGCCTCCACCACCTGAACCACCGTTTTGAGTATTTCTTCCTCCACCAACTGCTGCAGTTAAAGATAAAGATCCGCCAGTAATATTAGAATTGGTTCCATTATTTGCAGTTCCAGTAGATCCAGCACCACCAGCACCAACTGTTACTGTGTATGATGTATCATAAACAAAAGAAGCAGAAGGAGTGTAAACTAATCCACCAGCACCGCCGCCGCCAGATCCGTAGTAACTTGCTCCACCACCACCAGCAATTGATAAAATTTCAACTAAAATACCTGAAGGGCCAGAACTCCAACCAAAACCTTTTGCCGGAGATACTCCACTTAAACCAATATATGGCATTTGTTACCCCTTATGCAAACTTAGTCTGACTTGCCAATACTGTATAGGTAGCAGATCCTGATTTCATTACTGTAAATACATATGCGTCAATACTTGATGCGTTACCCGACGATGGTGCAGTTCCACCCTGCCACTTTGGTGTTACTGATGCTCCATCAATTTGAAAAGCGGTAGGGTAATAACCAGTTCCACCATTTTGAATTAATACTACTGCTGTAATAGTATCATTTGTAGCAACAATTGTATTTAATGATGTTGATGCACTACCCCGCAAATTAATTGTTTGGTTACCTGTTGCATTTACATTATAAAAATGTGTGTTTGCTGTTAAAAGATCAATTGCAATTGTTCCTGTTGCAGCGGTACCTGTAAATACCATTCTTTCTTCACCAGCAACAAGAACTGGAGAAGATAATGTTTTTAATGCTAGTGTTTGAGCAGTACTTAAATCTGCTGTAATTGCTGTATCAATTGTAAGAGTTACAGATCCACCTGTACCCCCTCCTGAAAGTCCATTGCCAGCGTTAACTGCAGAAATATCTCCAGCCTCAGAGGAGTTTACCCAGTTAGTTCCATTATAAGCAAGAACTTGGTTAGTTGTCGGGGTAGTGATAACAACATCTGTTAATTCATCTAATGCTTGTGTTGCTAAACCTAAAAGAGGATACCATGTATCGGTATCAGAGTCATATACATACCCTGGTTTTGGATCGGTAGTGTTAATAGTTGCCATTTTTACTCCTTATGGTTTATTATAGCAGATTTAGTTGTTTGCTATATTGTTTATTAAATTTTTTATGCTGCATATCTGATAATAACAATTCCAGAACCACCGTTACCACCGCCAGCATTGGGAGATGATGTATCACCGCCACCGCCACCTCCACCGCCTCTATTAGATGCACCTGCTTGTCCTTTTGTTCCGTTATAACTTCCATTACCGCCACCACCAGCACCACCAGGACCTATAAAATCATAACCAAAAGCGCCACCGCCACCACCACCAGCATAAGTTGTTGAAATACCGCTAATTGAAGATGACGAGCCATCTCCGCCAGTGCCTCCGACACTACTTGTACCATTTGTACCACTAGCACTAGCACCTCCTCCGCCACCACCGCCATAAGCACCTGGTGCATTACCAGCACCATTACCACCATTATTGCCTTGTGATGGACTTGTTGATGGGGTATTTCCTGCTCCACCGCTAGCAGTCCATTGACCACCACCGCCAGAACCGCCTGCGCCTCCAAAGGAATTTGCGTTTGCTGTCCCACCATTATTTCCTCCACCTCTACCACCACCTGCTGAAGTAATACTTGAAAATATAGAGTTATTTCCTGCTGTACTATCAATAGTAAACTCATTATTATTACTTGCACCATTACCACCAGCACCGACAGTAATTGAATAGGCTTGTGCAGTTACTGAAAATGCACTGCCTGTTCTAAATCCTCCAGCACCTCCACCACCACCGTGTCTTGAACCACCGCCTCCACCTCCTGCAACAACAAGATAATCAACACTTAAAGATTGTGTTGGGGTAAATGTGCCTGATGACGTAAATGTATGAATCCAATAAGTTCCATCATAATTTATATTTCCGCCAGTTGCTTTAGGATTTGTTACTTTTGGATATCTAATAATAATAATTCCTGAACCACCACTACCGCCGCCGCTTACGCCACCGCTATAAGTAGCACCACCACCGCCACCTCCTGTATTTGCTGTTGCGCTTGTATCTCCTGCTCCACCACCACCAAGACCACGTGTTCCAGCATTCACTACTCTCTGTGGAGAAAAACTTGGATTACTTGAAAAACCACCAGCACCTCCACCAGCATAATATCGAGTGCCTCCAGAGTTTTCACCAGTTCCAGTTACTGATCCCCATGTTGAAAAAGCGCTAGAACCTATTCCACCATTTCCAGAGTTACCATTTGGATTGCTATTACCTCTAGTTCCAGCACCACCTGCACCACCACCGCCACCGCTACCATAATATCCAGTAGTTCCATAGGGATTAGGATTATTATTTCCACCAGTTCCAGCATTATTACCTTGTCCTGGAGTTCCTTGTCCGTATATAAAACTGTCATAATAATTACCGCCACCACCAGAGCCACCGTTAGTTCTTGCTCTACCTCCACCAATCGCTTCAGTTAAAGACAAAGATCCTCCAGTAAGAGCAGAATTATTTCCATTAGAAGATCCACTCCCACCAGCACCTATGGCTGCTGTATAAGTTGTTGCGTTTGCAAATGTTATGCCTGGTGTATAAACAAGACCACCTGCACCACCACCACCGCCGAAGTCACCAGATTGAAGCGATCCAGAACCACCACCAGCAATTACTAGTGATTCAGCATATAAGATTTCTTGATTTGGAATAAAACTTCCAGTTGATGAAAATGTATGATAGAAATGTGTTACGCTTTCTGTAATTACTCCACCAATTGCTTTTGGTCCGCCAGCAAGTGCTGACCATCCATAAGCCTTTGCACCACCTATGAGTTCTGTTAATGGACTCATGGTATTACCTACGCAAACTTAGTTTGAGATGCTAGAACTGTGTAAGTAGCAGATGCTGTTTTAATAATGTTAAATAGATATACATCAATACTTGATGCATTACCAGATGATGGTGCAGTACCGCCTTGCCACTCAACTGTGACTCCAGATGTTGTTCCATCAACTTGAAGCGATGTTTGATAAAAGGCACTTGCTCCTTGTGTTGCTAAAAACGCAACGGTAATAGAGTCACCTGTTGTTAAAATTGAATTAAGAGAAGTAGATGCACTGCCTCTTACATTTAATACCCAGTTTCCTGTAGCATTTGATGTGTAGTACCATGATCCAGAAGTGAGAGCATCTAGTGCTACCGTTCCAGTTGCAGCAGATGCAACAATATTCATGCGTTCTTCTGGCGAAACTAAAACTGGTTGATTTAAAATACCAGTGTTAATTGTAGGTGTTGTTAATGTCTTTGATGACATTGCAATAGTATTATTTGTTGTAGCAACTACAGATGTGTCTACCGCCAAAGAAACGGTACCAGATGTTCCGCCCCCTGTTAAACCTGTTGAGGCTGTAACGCCAGTGATATCTCCTGTATCATTTGCAATCCATTCAAGACCACTTGTTGTTGAAGAGTTAACTGCAAGAATATATCCATTAGTTGATGCGACATTTAAAACTGAAGCGGTATCGTTAGCAGTTCCAATTAAAATATCACCTTTAGCAGAAATTACTGCTTGTGGAATAAATGGATTTGCTGTAATTGAAGTTGCATCTTTATCTACCCAAATAACACCAGTTGAAAGAGATGATGTTGGTGCAGTATTTGTAAATACCGAAGTAGCAGATGTTGGTTGTCCACCAATTGTTCCATCTGAATCTACCCAAATATATCCGTTTGGAATTCCTGATGGGGTAAAGTCTCCTGGCTGTGGTGCGGTAGTAGCAACATCTCCACCAGATGAGGGACGATTTTCTAGTGTAATAATGTCTTGTTGAATATCATAAATAGTTTTTGCCATTGATGGATTAACAAGATTGCTAGGAGATGTATTTGCAGGGCTATAAGAATATGATCCATAGTGATAAGCACGTAGTGCTGCTTGGATATCTGCTGCATCAGCATATCCTGGAATTGCTGTTGGGATTAACTCACCAATTGATTCTGTTGCCATTAGGTCACCTCTCCAAAATTATACCATAGTTATGGCACTATAGTTATTTGTAAATGGGTTGTAACTTCAACGCCGCTGGTATATGTTCCAGTATCCCCTAGGGGTAACCAAGTAGAAGTATCATACTCTACAGCATGTAAGTTAATAATAAGGTTGCTACCTGCCAAAGCAGGAATTTCCATAGATGATGCTATTGGATTGGCATATGCAATGCTATATTTAACATTGAAATTTTCAGCAGTCAGGGGGGTACCAGAAACAGTAACAATATCATTTACTGGTATTACTATCTGTGCATCTCCATCTTCAAAGGTAGTCACATAGTTATTTGAATAAATAGTAGGATTAATGTCTAATACTTCTACCCAGGTATTTCCACCAGGCTCTGCTACATACTGAAAGACATATCCATAGGTAGCACTTGGAGAGACATTGAGATAAAGATCATTAAGTTGTAGGGTTTGTCCGCCTAATACCCCGCTGGAAGTCTGAGCATTTGGATCACCAGATCCTACAAAAAATTTACTGCCACGAACGCCCTGTGCGCCAATGTCTAATTGAAGTTCGATAACATCTGGTGGACCCAGAACTGTAATATCGTCGTTAGATAATAAAACCTCTGGCATTATGCAGCACCTGTAACCTGCTCAGTTACTGTAATTGTTCCAGTAAGCAAGGTGAATACAAGTGATGCTCCATTATCAATCTGTACGTCATAAACATAGGTACCAGCATCTAATGTTCCACCCACACCTGGCAAAATGGTACAAGTAACAGTATCATTTACCGTATCTACAACTGCTTGTGCTTCAACACTATATGTTGGATTATCACCACGAGATGTTGCAATAAAAAACTCAGCGTTGTAGTTTGTTAAATCAAATGCTCCACCATTAGAGGTTTTTGGACGAATAACAAATTCATTTGTATCGCCTTTGTAATAATTAAAATTATATGTACCTGGAAATGCCATTATGCCTCTACCTTAAATAGTTCGTTGTCTACTTTTACAATAGGCGGAAGCAAATCGTTTGCGTCAGAAATTTTAATTACTGGCGGTAGCGAAACTGTCATAGACTTCCTCCTGGAGTTACATCACCTAATACACTAATTGTACCAATAACTGGAGTCCAAATCATCGGATTTGCTAAATTATTTCCAATTGATACTGATAAGTCAAATGGTAATTCTGCAACTAGATTTTTATATCCAATACCCCAACGCTCTGTAATTGCACAAGGCGCTGTAATGACCACAGAGCCTGTTGTAGCCTCTACAACAAGGGCATCTAGCACATTACCTAGGGGATCATAAACTGTAGCCGCATAGGTCCAATTAGAGGTATCAAAAGCGGTAGTTTCGTCAAGTTCTAAAAAGTCAACCGTCAAAGTTGCTGTATCTCCACGCACAACTCGCCACTGAACATTAGCAGGATTAGCGCCATATTTTTCAATATTATTTGATGAGCAGCAAGAGTTGGCCATAATGTTTGATTATATCATAAATAAAGGCTGAACCCGCTAGGGGCAGTGGGGGGTGGGTAGAGAGCAACCTAGCGGGCCAGCAAGTTGATTATAACATTTGTTTATTAAAAATCGGACAAAAAGTATAAACCAGGACATATTGAAAAATTGTTATAAAGTTGTTATAAAGAAAAACGGTAAAAAGTCAAAAAAGCCAGAGTACGATGTGTATAATTGAAATATATATTAAAGAAAAGAATATATCTTAATAATTAAATATCTTTATATATTATATATATAGTTACTTTTTAGAATGATCTTCTAGGTGGCTAATCATCATATCAAACATTTTGTCCATTTTATCTTCAAGCCGTGTTACTTGATCTTTCATACTAGATCCACTATTTGGCTTTAATTCGGATAGAATATCTTCAACGTATTTTTTCACAATCCACCTTCCAACGATT